TGTCTAAATTAATTGACAAACCTGAAGAAGTGTTGTCTAATAAGACACACTGTAGAATTACTCTAGATGTTCCTATTACATATGAAGAGGCAAACTTCATTAAGGAAACATTTGCTGCACAATATAATCTTCGTGAAATTGCTCTCATGCCTAGCAAAAAAGAAGAACATACACAGGATTGGAATATGGGTGTGGAGGTTGAAGTTGAAAATGTCGATCAAATAGTTCTTAGTCAATTACAAAGCATCCAAAGTGATACAATAAAAACTCAGGTATTAGTTGAAATATATAACGGTTTGAATATTAATGCTTAAAATTAAAAATATAACTGTAAAGAATTTTATGAGTGTGGGTAATGTTACCCAAGCAGTTCAATTTGACAATGCAGGGCTAACCTTAGTCTTAGGTAATAATATTGATTTAGGCGGAGATGGTAGTCGTAATGGTACTGGTAAGACTACTATTGTCAATGCATTAAGTTATGCATTGTATGGTAATGCATTATACAATATTAAAAAAGATAACTTGGTCAACAAAACAAACAACAAACAAATGCTAGTTACTGTTGACTTTGAGAAAGACGGACAAAGTTATCGCATTGAACGTGGTCGTAAGCCAAATTTGTTTCGCTTCATTGTTAATGATTCAGACACTGCCGGCACTGATGAAATGCAGGGCGAGGGTCGTGAAAGTCAGCGAGTAATTGAGCGTGTGTTGGGTATGAGTCACACAATGTTCAAACACATTGTTGCACTAAACACATACACTGAACCCTTCTTGAGTATGCGAGCAAATGATCAGCGTGAACTTATTGAGCAATTATTGGGTATTACGCAACTTAGCGAAAAGGCTGAAATTCTAAAAGATTTAACTAAACAAACCCGTGATAGTATTCAAGAAGAAACATACAAAATTAAAGGTATAGAAGAGGCTAATGATCGCATAGGCGATAGCATTAAAGATTTAGAAAGACGTCAAAGAGTATGGTATAACAAAAAAGATTCTGATATTGAAAATTTACAACAAGAACTTTCAAATTTACAATTGGTTGATATTCAATTAGAACTACAAGCACATGCAAGATTTGTAGAATTTAATTCTAAAAAACAACAAATTGATACAATAAACAGTGAAATTGCTAGATTAATAACAAGTGTAGAACGCGAACAAAAACGCCTAGATAAAGCACAAGCAGATTTAGATGCTACACTGGAACACAAATGTTATGCTTGTGGACAAGAGATTCATGACGAGCAACATGATAAAATTGTTGCTCAAAAGACAGAATTAGTAGAAGAGTCGGTAAGACATATTGGTTCTGATACACAGATGATAAATGATTATAAGAGCGCATTGAAAGAGCTTGGCGAACTCGGTGTTGCTCCTAAGTTACACTATAATACTGTTCAAGAAGCGTATGAGCATCAAAATAGTATTACAAATGTAACAGGTGAGATTAATCGTAGGCAACAAGAAACAGATCCATACGCAGAACAAATTGAGACACTTCGCAATACTGGCTTACAAGAAGTCGATTGGAACGAAGTAAATCGTTTGACTGAACTAAAAGATCATCAGGATTTCTTGCTTAAACTTCTTACTAATAAAGATAGTTTTATTCGCAAACGTATTATTGAACAAAACTTACAGTTCTTGAATACAAGACTGGAATACTATATTACTAGATTAGGGTTACCGCACGAGGTTCAATTCCAACCAGATCTAACAGTTAGTATCATACAATTAGGACAGGATTTAGATTTTGATAATTTATCACGTGGAGAACGCAATAGACTTATACTTGGTTTAAGTTGGGCATTCCGTGATGTGTTTGAAAGTATGAATCATCCTGTTAATCTAATATGTATTGATGAGTTAGTTGATAGTGGTATGGATACAATAGGTGTTGAAAGCGCACTAGGCGTATTAAAGAAAATGGAACGTGAACGTCACAAAAACATTTTACTTATTTCACACCGTGATGAACTCGTAGGGCGTGTTAATAACGTTCTACAAGTAACGAAAGAAAATGGATTTACAACCTTTAATACAGAGGTTGAAATTGTGGATGCATAATGAACGATACAGATAATATTACTTGGGATATGGATATGCATGGTAACAGTATTAATATAACCTTAAGTGATAAAGATATAGTCGGTGCATCTATTTTTACTAAGTATCCTGATCTAGAATCTAAATCTGTAAAAGAGGGTTTAGGTATTGATGTAGTTCAGGGTCTTAGGAAAATAATTAATGAATCACAATGATTGGATTTATGAAGGCAATATTGTTACAGAACTTCCGGAAGACTGTATAGGCTTCGTATATCTAATCACGAATACTACTAATGGCAGAAAATATATTGGCAAAAAACTGGCTCGTTTTAAAAGATCAAGACCACCACTCAAAGGCAAAACTAGAAAAAGACGTTATACAGTAGAATCAGATTGGCGTGATTATTGGGGATCAAACGACGAATTAAAGGCTGACGTAGAAGAACTAGGCACAGAACAATTTACCCGAGAAATATTATATTACGGCAAATCAAAGGCAGAATGTAGTTATATAGAAGCAAGAGAACAATTTGAAAGAAAAGTTCTTGAAACAAAAGAATACTACAACGGCATCATTCAAATCAAAGTACACGGCTCTCATATTCTAAAAGAGGGCTAATAGAGACCATCTCTTACTAATACAATTCTAATATATTACTAATATAGGCTAACATGCTCAGTTTGGTCGAGGTTGCTCGACTCACCTTGAGGTCTGCCAACGAGAGTTGTAGCCGACAGATCTGGTGTGCAAAAGATTTAAATAATGAGTGAGCTCTGTTGGACCATTACAACTCACAGGTAGCACAAAGTCGTCGTTAGGCAATGTGTGTTCCAGCGTTTATAAGCAGTAAGTAAAGACGTTTAGCGTAACCGCGTCTCCCTGTAAAAAGGTTTTACTATAACGATGTGTTTGACTTTGACGGGAAAAGTTGAATTTGCACTTGGCCTAATCAGGCTAAGTGTGAATGACAGATTAAGGAAAAGTACTAATAAATAAGATTACAATACTAATCAATTCGAACAATATAAAAAAATTCGATATTTTAAATAATTCGTCGAGTATAACGAAGTGATACGAAGACGAAGATGCCGTAAGGCATCTGTTAATAACCCCCGAAAGAGAAAAATGACATTCCAAGATTTCCAAGATACCTTTCTAAAATGGACTGAAGAAGTTATTGAAGCAAAAAAAGATGATGGATTCCCTATATGTCCGTTTGCAAGAAAAACAAGATTGCAAAACAAGATACAGTTTATTAATGCCACAGATGAAGTGTATGAATCACTTGAAACGTTTGATAAAAATAGTTTTGAAATAGGTATAGCATGGATAGGTGAAGATGTTAACATGCGTATCGTTGATTATGCTTTAGATAGACTTAGAAATAAAAATAAAGACTTGTTATATTTTATAAGCACTACTGATTCAGGATATTTTGCTAAAAACTTTACTAATTGTATATTCATTCAACTATATGACGACATAATGGAAAAGCGAAAGTATCTACATACAACAAAATATTATGAAAACTGGCCTGAATGGTATTATAAATCAATCACCGGCGCATAGCCTTTTTAGTTTCTTCTGCTTTTTTATTCATTTGATCTACCAAAATTTGAATAGATGGAACAGGCATGGTCATAATATCATTATAACCAACTGCTCCGCCACTGTAGAGTATTATATCCATATATGATGCTTCTAGATCTTTTCTTTGTACATCATACCTTTCAACATGTTCTAAAACTTCTTGCGGCTGACTAGTGGCGATCAGCCTGCGAAAAAATTTGCCAAATCCAATTCAATTTCAGTAGCCCATTCGTGTTGACAGTCTTGGCACTTAGCATTGAAATTATTATCAATTCCTGGATCGCTAAGTTCATCTACTCTGTCTCTGATAGAATCGTAATCTTTTTTAGTAATACTTTGTAGCCACTCTAAAATAAGCTCTTTATCTACTACTGGCTCTGAATCAGGAGGACTTACACTTATAACACAATTTGATATAAGTTGAACAGTTAATTCTGCTATTCCTACAAATGTTTCACCAAACTGTTTTGCTCTTTGCTCATCAGAAAGGTTTTCGTCTGAAAGTTGTCTCAACATTTTTTGTTGTTTAATACTTTGTAGTTGCAGTAATGTTCTATCTTCTAGATTGTATGGTTTGACTTTGATTCTAAAATCGTTAGATAATGTAATTACATCATCAGAGGATACTGGTTTAGCAGATGCAAGCAATCTTGAGCTATCAATAGCAAGTTGATTGAGCATATTGCACTCAGGGCAATTAAGATCAATGTCTAATTTATTTCCATAACTTGCTTGTCTAATAGCAATCATCAATACAAGTAGATCGCTTACTGGGATTTGTCTAGGATTTTCGATATCCGGACAACAACTCTGCAATAATGAAACTGTTGCTTCTCCGTTGAATAATGCATCGGGTGTTTTTGTAATAAGTTCATCCTTAGCACTCATTGGATATACAGCGATTTCACCATCAACGCTTAAATTTGGCTTTGGTTCATACCATTTACCTTTACTAGGTAAAGATACAAACACGGCAGGCTTTTTATATGCCTGAATTAGTGGATTATTGCTCATAGGGTATTTTCTCCAAATAAATACAATTAGTAAATGCGTCTATCGTATTTATACAATTAAAATAGTAGTTAATTATGGCAGAACTTGGAATTCAAGAATTACAATCTATAATAGCATCAGCGCCTGGTTGGGTTAAAGAATCTACACTTCAAGCCATCACAGCATCTAGTGATTCTGCATTTCAGCGTAATTTAACTAGATTAAATAAACTCTCTAAAACCTTTGGTTTTGAACCAGTTATGGTATCAGTCCAAGAACAGATAAAACAAAAACACAAACAATTAAGAAAAACCAGATCCTTTAAAAAGAATGTTATGTCCTCTGTTGATGTTTTAGTACGAGGTGGAGGTAATCCTATTACTGGAATGGCGACTGCTATTTCAACAATGGGAACCGTTGGATCTGGAAGCCTGAAGGCAATTGGTAAAAGTATCGGCTTCATGGATAAGGTTGGTGGTAAAAATCCTTACTCTAAAGCGGTGGTTGAGGGAATTGATAAAGTTGCAGGCGGCGGACTAAAAGCGGCAAAGGCTCTAAGTAGTTTTACAGCGGCATCTGGTGCTATTATAATGACACTCGAAAAAGATTATAGGGCTATGATAGAAGTTGGTGCCGTAGGAGTTGGCGATCAGATAGAAGGTTTCAGAAAAAATGTTGCTGATACAGGTATGAGTTTAGTTGAAGCAACTCAACAAATAGCACAATCACAGGGTATGTTTGCTTCATTAGGTGATAACATATTAGGCGGCGCTGATAAATTTTATAAATTTACTGCTGAAATAGAAAGAATGAATATGGGAGGAAGAGGGGGTATTAGTGATTTTGGATATAGTGCCCAACAACTTTCTAATCGTATGAGGGAAGAAGCAGAATACCTATACGAACTAAATGATTTAAGAGATAGTGATTTGCAAGTAAAAGGTAGAGTTTATAAAAACTTTGAAAATATTGAAATGATTTTAGGAGGTATGGCTTCCTATACTGGGCAACGAAAAAGTGAATTACTTGCACAAGGCGATGCAGTTGTTAAAGATGCTAATTTTCAACACAGCCTAACGCAGAATAAAGAGTATATTGAAGAAAAATATGGAGAAGGCGCCGCTAATCAGATTCAAGCAAATGTACGATTCACAACAGCAGCACTCGCATCGACTCCCACTTTACAAAAAATGTATAATGAAGCAATAGCAAACTATGCACAGGACTTTAGAGTTAATGGTGAAAATGCAGTTTTGTCATTTAGCTCGGAAGCATATGAAAAATTAATGGTCGCGGATCCAGAGTTGGCTAAAAAAATGGTTAATTTAGTTAAAAATACATTTTCTACTAGAATGGAAGGTGTAGATGCACCTATTGCTGTTCGTGAAATTCAAAAATATACTCGTGATATCGATGTTAGGTCTGGTCCTGATGAGATGTCTAAGAAAGTTAATGAATTGGTTGCAGAAGCAAACATTGTTCCTAACTTAGATCAACCAATAAGTGATTTTATTAAAGGGGTTAATAATACAAAAAAAGCTGCGGAAAGCGCAGACAATATGCAAGATGGTTTAGACGATGTTAGTAAAGGATTTCGTAATACATATGCTACCATGACACCTGCTCTAAAAACTACTGGTGAATTGTTTGATACGCTATCAGGAAGTGTTTCCGAATTCGGTAAAGCAATGGGCTTTGATTTTGATTTAAATGCAGTTGAAGAATATTATCAAAAGAGAGATGAAAGAAATAAAGAGGCAGAAGAAAAACTAAATGAAGCAATAGAAGCATATGGAAAAAATTTAGAAAAAGCACCTCCTGGATTAAGAAAAATGATTATGGAAACTTATAAACAAGATCTTGAAGGCGCAAACTTAACAGGGACATTAAGTAAAGAATTTGCCGATGCTGAAAGAGCAAGAATTGCAAGTTTAACTGAAAAGAGATTTGCAGGATTTAATGTTGATGCTATTTCTGATTCTAAAAATGTTGAAGCAGGTGGCTTGTCTGCACCGGTAATGGATCCTAAACCATTTGAAGTAACACATGGTGTTGGTTCTATGATTAAAGATAGCAGTTTTATACAAAATTCTTGGGACGGACTAATGGAATGGTTGTTCGGTCCTGAAGAACCAGAACCAAAATTTGTTCCTAAAAATTTTAAAGATTTAGATAGTAAGTCTATACCATTGGATAACAATAAAAAACCAATTACTGTTACTTCATCACAGGATAATATAGAAGTAAAAGCAAAACAAATGATCGAAACATATAAAGAATTAAAAACTGAATATGAAACAAGCGTAGGTACCAAGAAATGGGAAGCAAAAGCAAAATATGAATCAATGGTAAAAGAAATGATACAAATTATGAAAAGTGTGAATTCTACAATGGTAAAAGAAAACATCAAAGAGGTAATTTCAGATGGCAGATAATATCAATATACCCGGTGTAGGCCAAATTCCTTTACCTGAGTGGGCTAAAGATGCTACTTTAAACAATCTAGGAACAATTTTACGCAAAAACGGGCAAGCAGTTGATATCATTAGTGATTTAATGGATAATGGCACCAAAGATATCAATGCTATATCTAATAAGATTTCAGAATTGGGTAATGTCGATGATGCAGTACAGGCACAAAACGAAAATAATAGTAAAGACTATGCAAAAAGACTTGGTACAGTTCTCTCTACTGCTGCTGGTAGATTTAATGACACAAGTAAACCTCTTACTAGTTTAGTCAATTTTGGAGAAGATATCGCTAAAGGTGCCAAAGATATGGCAGCCAACTCTAAATGGGGTAGCAACTTACAGAAAAAAGCTGCAGAAAAAATGGGCGGCTTTATGGACACATTCGGTGGTGCTCTTGGTGTAAGTGGTGAGGTTGCCACCGTTTGGGCAGGTTATATGGCTGGCCGAGCAGAGCAATTTGCACAAGCACAACAACAGATGATTGATTCTGGTGCTATTATGTTTGACAGTTCTCAGGCTTTTGAAGATCTACGTCAAGCCTCTTTTGATGCAGGTATAACATATCTAAAATTAACTGAAGTTGTTGGTAATTTTGGACCTGCGATGACTGCTTTGGGTGGAAATACATCAAATGGAACAGTACAGTTTGCTAGACTTGCTGAAAAACTAAATGAAACAAGCGATCAGTTTGGTGATTTTGGTATGACTAATGAACAACTAACTGAAGGTTTTGCACAGTATGTTGAGACACAGAGACTTTTGGGTAATGTAGACAGAAATCAAGCAAATTTTGGTGATAAGTTAGTTTCTGGTTATCAAGAATTAATGATTGAACAAGGGTCGCTTGCTAGTGCTACTGCATTTAGTAGAAAACAGTTATTAGATGCACAAAAACAAATGGCTGAAGATCAAGGTATGAATGCTGCGGCCGCTAGACGACGTAGATTAGGAGATGAAGACGGCGCAAAAACAATTGAAGCATTAGGTAAAAGTTTATTTGCACTTCAAGATGAAAAAATTGGAGTTCCAAGTTTAGCAAAACCCTTAACACAGGCCTTTAGCCAAGCAGTAAACGCTATGGGTAATAATGCTTCAGGTTTTGATATTGTACCATTTATGATGGCTAATGGTGGTCAAGATTTAGTAACTGCTTTAAAACAAGGTGGAAGTACATTACTTCAAGATATTAATACAGCAGTGAGATCTGGAGATTTTAAGACAGCTCAAGACCTAATAATGAATAGTATGGTTAAATTTTCTGAATCAAGTAAAAATATACAAGTCACAGCAGGACAGATGGATGGTCCATTGGGCGCATTGAAAAATATGCAAGCAGAATCTAGAAGACTTTCCATTGCTACTGAAAAAGCAGCGAATATGACTGACGAAGAAAAGAAAGCAAGAGAAAATCAGTACAAAAAACAGTTAGGTGATTCGGGACAAATGACACGAAGCCTAAATGATATGGAAGAAGGTTTTCTAAAGGTTCAAGATATGATGACAATTAATATGTCAACCTTTTCAAATGTGCTTTCCAGTACTACAAAATTTTTAGGAGGCGAATCAGGTCCTGAAAAAACAATGACGCAGAAACAACAGAAAATTATACGATCGGGAGAACCTGGAAGAACAGTTATTACTGGTAGTAGCTCAGGAACAGTTCCTGCACAACCTGGCCCTAGTCTTTCTGAAGTAACTGAAGCGGGTAATAACAAAGATGGCAATAATTGGCGTAGTAGAGCTCTACAAAGAAGAGAAGAAGTAAAACAACGAAAAGAAGAGTTAAAAAATAATGCTAAGCCTGAAGTATTAGAAAAACCAAAGGATGATGAATCTATTTTAGATAAAATAATGAACTTTTTTGGTTATGATAAAGATACACAAACTGAAGAAAAGCCTAAACTGCCACCAGTAGCAAATAATATGATTAAAAAAATGAATAATGCTGTTGCAGTAATGGAAAAGAATAATCCAGAAAAAATGTTAGAACTTATAAATGACAAAATAATGGAATATGATATTGAACGTGAAGAAATCCAAATGAGAATGGAAAAGTTTAATAGCGGCCCTAGAAAAAATAAAAAAACAAGGGATCAAAACGAACAAGATAAGAACAGACTTTTAGAGATAGAAAACCAAATAGCGCAATTTAAAATTAAAGCGGCAGAAATAGGCAAACCGCCTGCACAACCAAATCAGCCTCAAACATCTACGTTAGCATCATTTAAAGATTCAAAAGATGGAATTCGTAATGATGTAGAAAAATTAAAGACTTCATCAATGGAAACTGATCCAATGGTGAAAACAAATACACAAAAAGATGGAGAATTTGAAGAAAGTTCTTTACAAAATACAGAAAATCAGTTAAACTTATGGAAAGAGTTTAAAGCATTAATTGATAACTGGTCTAATAATTCACAAAATCGTAGAGTTATGGATAGTATGTACAATACATAAATACTATATTATAAAGGCATATAACAATCATGAGTTGGAAAAAACATTTTACAAGATATGACGGTGCTGGCGATGGCCCTAGAGCAAAAGCAAACCGTTGGCAAAGTTGGCTACCAGAGGTATATAGTGGTCAACCTAATCGTACTGAACGATATATTCAATATGATCAAATGGATCAAGACAGTGAAATTAACGCTGCATTAGATACTATTGCTGAATTTAGTACACAAGCAGATGTTGACTCAAATTTACCTTTCAGTATTAATTTTAAAGATGAAGCAACTGAAAGTGAAGTAAACGCTCTTCAAACTGGTTTGAAACAGTGGTGTAGTATTAATAATTTAGAAAAAAGAATATTTGGTATATTTCGTAATACAATTAAGTATGGTGATCAATTTTTTATTCGTGATCCTGAAACATATAAACTTATTTGGGTAGAACCACGTGATGTTACAAAGGCGATTGTTAATGAAAGTACTGGAAAAGAGATTGATCAATACATTATTAAAAATATTAGCCTTAACTTAAAAGATTTAGTAGCAACAGATACAAAAAAATTACAAAATACTGGAACATCAGGAGCAACAACGTATGCCACACCTACAAATAATGCTGGTGTTGTACATGGAAATTTCAACAATTCTAATACAGAATATGCTGTAGATGCAAGTAATGTTATTCATATTGCGCTAACTGATGGTATGAATGCTGGATGGCCATTTGGTACAAGTATTCTTGAAGCAGTATTTAAAGTTTACAAACAAAAAGAATTACTAGAAGATAGTATTATTATCTACCGTGTACAACGTGCGCCAGAAAGACGTGTATTCTACATTGATGTTGGTAATATGCCAGCGCACAAAGCAATGAGTTTTGTTGAGCGTGTCAAAAACGAAGTACACCAAACTCGTATTCCTAATAAGACTGGTGGCGGCACTAACATTATGGATGCTGCTTATAATCCTCTTTCTATTATGGAAGATTACTTTTTTGCACAAACAGCAGAAGGACGTGGTTCTAAAGTTGAAGTATTACAAGGTGGTGAAAACTTAGGTGAGATTGACGATCTAAAATATTTTAATAATAAATTAATGCGTGGATTGCGTATTCCGAGTAGTTATTTGCCTACAGGATCAGAAGATGGTACTGCTACATATAATGATGGTCGAGTAGGCACAGCATTGATACAAGAATATCGTTTTAGTAAATATTGTGAACGTATTCAAAGTATGCTACAATCTGAGTTAGACAAAGAATTTAAACTATTTTTAAAACATAGAGGGATTGAAGTTCCTAGTAGTTTATTTGACTTACAGTTTAGCGAACCACAGAGTTTTAGTCAATATAGAGAAATTGAATTAGATAATAGCAGAGCGGCATTATTTGGTAACCTTGAGGGTGTTCCATATCTTAGCAGACGATTTATCCTCAAGAAATATCTTGGACTTTCTGAAGATGAGTTGGTGGAAAATGAACGTATGTGGCGAGATGAAAATGACATGTTCAGCGAACCAGAAATTGATTCTAAAGGAAATTTAGGTGGTTTGGGCTTGAGAAGCGGCGACGTGGAAGGTTTTGAACCTACTGATGTAGATGCTGTTGATGCAGATGGCGACGGTGTACCTGATGTAGATGCAGGAGGCACTGCTGATGGTGCCCAATCTCCAATTAGTGGAGCACCGCCTGAGGAGGGACAACAATGAGATTTGGTGAAATAGCACAGAGTGCAGAAAATGATGAATACAATAAGTGGGAAATTGATGATACAAGACGCCCTAAACTTACACTTAAACATTTGAATAAAATGCGTGGAATGCGAGAAATCGCTAAAGTAGAACATATTGAACAAGTAAAACAGTGGAAGATTCAATATGGTGCCGGAAACGCAGCGCCTCAAGAATAAAATATACCAAAACAGAAATTTTCTACCGAAAACGCGGTTTTAACCGCGTTTTGCCTTATTTGTAACCAATACATCTTAAATACATATGTTATAACCTATCTATTAAAAGGAGATTATTATGAGTGCTCAAGATCGTTATAGACAAATAATTGAGTCTCTAGTTAATGGTGAAAAAGATGAAGCATCTGCACTATTACATGAGGCTTTTGTTGAGAAAGCTCGCGATATCTGGTCAGATCTCGTAGAGCAAGACGAAATCGTTGAAGACGAAATCGCAGAAGAAGATCTAGAAGAAGCAATCGGTGATGAAGAAGCCGGCGACTTCCTAGATGACATTGAAGAAGATGAAGATGAAATTGAAGCAGAAGAAGCATTTGGTGAAGCCGAAGACGAAGACGAAGGTGAACTAGATATGGATGATGCTGAAATTGAATTAGCCATCGACGGCGAAGAAGAAGGTGATGAAGAAGCACCTGACGCTGAAGAAGCAATGCAAAATGTTGAAGATGCATTGGCAGATCTAAAAGCAGCATTTGCTGACATTATGGGTGACGAAGAAGGCGACGACATGGACATGGACATGGAAGATGACATGGAAGAAGAAGTTGCTTTTGAAAGTGCAGATGAAGAAATTGAAGAATCTGAAGAGGAAACTCTAGAAGAAGAAGCAAAACTTTCTGCTGTTTCTGTTTCACATCCTGACAACACAGACGGTAAAGCAGGTCCTGTAGGCCCTGGTATGAAAGATCCGTTCTCTCATGTTGACAGTGAAAAATCAGGTGATGATATGATGTCTAAAGGCGGCGCTGAAAAGGGTGGCAAGGCTCCAGCTGCAAAGAAGATGGAAGCAGTCAACCCACAAGATGTCAAAGATCTAAAACCTGCGCCAAAGGCAAAAGGATAATAGATTATGGCTACTAAAACCCTTGTAGAAAAACTTTCATTTGATCAAGCAAATTGTGTCGTTGAGTCTAAGGATGATGGAAACGGTAACAAAAACTTGTTCATGGAAGGCATCTTTGTGCAAGGAGATAAGCGTAATCAAAACCAACGTGTATATCCTGTAAACGAAATTACAAAGGCTGTTAAAAATATTCAGTCACGAATTGATGAGGGATATTCAGTATTAGGTGAAGCGGATCATCCAGATGATTTACAAGTAAATCTAGACCGTGTTAGTCACATTATTGAAAAAATGTGGATGAACGGTAGTGATGGTTTGGGACGCCTCAGACTACTACCAACCCCAATGGGTAATATTTGCAAAACCTTATTGGAAAACAAGTGTAGGCTTGGTGTGTCAAGTAGAGGTAGCGGTGAAGTAGACGGAAGTGGAAATGTTAGTGGTTTCGAAATCCAAACAGTGGATATCGTTGCTAACCCTAGTGCTCCGGATGCTTATCCAGATCCATTATATGAAGCGATTATGAATGGTAAGCGTGGAAATATTTTAATGGACGTGGCTAAGGCTACTAACCATGACACTAAAGCACAAAAGTATCTTCAAGAAGAGGTACTTAGATTAATTAATAACCTAAATATTAGGAGAACGTAAATGGCTCATGCAATCGAACAACTCCTAAGTTCAGAAGTGCTTTCAGAAGAAGTGCGTAGCACTCTTACTGAAGCATGGGAAGCAAAATTAGCAGAAGCTCGCGAAGAAATTACATTTGAACTTCGTGAAGAATTTGCACAAAGATATGAAACAGACAAAGAGCAGATGGTAGAAGCACTAGATGCAATGCTAGGTGATACCATTAAATCTGAACTAGAGGAATTTAGTGAAGATAAAAAAGCTGCCGTTGCTGCAAAAGTTCATTATCAAGCACAAATTGCAGAACATGCAAAACTTTTAGATCAATTTGTAATGGAAACCCTTAAAAAGGAAATCCAAGAATTACGTGATGATCGTAAGTTACAAGAAAGCAACTTTGAAATGTTAGAAGGCTTTGTTATGGAGCAACTAACATCAGAACTTAATGATTTCCACCAAGACAAAAAAGACCTTCTAGAGCAGAAAGTCAAATTGGTGAAAGAAGGTAAGGAAATGATTGCCGAGGCTAAAGCGAAGTTTATTGAAAAGGCTTCTACAAAACTAGCAAATATTGTTGATGAAACATTAACAAAAGAACTAGGTACTTTGAAAGAAGATATTCAGAAAGCAAAAGAAAATATGTTTGGTCGTAAGATCTTCGAAACTTTTGCAACTGAGTTCATGGGCTCTCACTTAGCAGACGGTACACAAGTTTCTAAACTTTCTCAGCAGGTTAAAGATTTAACTATTAAATTAGAAGAATCAACTAACCAAATTGCTGAGAAGCAGGAATTAATTGAAAAAGCAGAGAAGAAAGCAAGTCGTATTGCTGAAGCAAACGAACGTGCTTATGTCCTTGCAGATCTTTTAAGTCCACTTGCAAAAGATAAGCGTGAATTGATGAGTAATTTACTTGAGAGTGTGAAAACAGATAAACTGAAAGTAGCATATAACAAGTATCTACCAACTGTTCTAAATGAATCAGTTAAAGAATCAAAAGCGCAAACACTAAATGAATCTCAGAAGACTGAGATTACAGGTAACAAGGCTCGCACACAGAATTCTGAGAGCGATGCTGAAATTATTAACCTTAAAAAATTAGCAGGTATCAATTAATAAGGAGTATACCAAAATGTCACAGAAACTATTTGAAAATTGGGACGTAACTAAAACTGCCCTAACAGATGGTCTTACAGGCAGCAAAAAGCAGGTTATGGAATCAGTTCTTGAAAATACAAAGAGCTACCTAACAGAAACAGCAGCCTCAGGCACAACAATGGCAGGTAACATTGCTACACTTAACAAAGTTGTCCTTCCAGTAATTCGTCGTGTGATGCCAACAGTCATCGCTAACGAACTAGTTGGCGTTCAGCCAATGCAAGGTCCAGTAGGACAAATTCACACTCTACGTGTTCGCTACAGTGAATCAGCAGCAGGTGTTGCAGCTGGTGACGAAGCACTATCACCATTTGCTATTGCAAACGGTTATTCTGGTAATGCATCATCTGGTAAGGCAGACTCTACTTCAGCATATGAAGCAGACGGTGGTCGTGCAATGAGCATCCAGGTTCTAAAGCAGACAGTAGAAGCGAAGACACGCAAACTATCAGCACGTTGGACTTTCGAAGCTGCACAAGACGCACAGTCTATGCATGGTCTAGATGTTGAAGCAGAAATCATGCAAGCACTAGCTCAGGAAATTACTGCTGAAATCGATCAGGAAATCCTAAGTAGCCTAGATACACTTGCTGGTACAGCAACTGATACATACAACCAAGGTACAGTTTCAGGTACTCCAACATTCGTTGGTGACCAACACGCAGCTCTAGCGGTTCTAATCAACCGTTCAGCAAACTTAATTGCTGCTAGAACACGTCGTGGCGCTGGTAACTGGGTTGTTGTTTCACCAACAATTCTAACAGTACTACAAAGTGCAACAACTTCAGCGTTCGCAAGAACAACTGAAGGTCCTTTCGAGGCTCCAACAAATACTAAATTCGTTGGTACACTAAACGGTACAATGAAAGTATTCGTTAACCAGTACGCTTCAGATAGCGCAAACGTTCTTGTTGGTTACAAGGGCGAAGGTGAAATTGATGCGGCAGCATTCTATTGCCCATACATTCCACTAATGTCATCTGGCACAGTACTAGATCCATCAACATTCGAACCAGTCGTATCATTCATGACACGTTATGGTTATGTTGAACTAAGCAACCAGGCTTCATCTCTTGGTAATGCTGCTGACTACCTAAGCAAGATTGCTGTTAACTCTGGCGCATTGTCATTCCAGTAAGATTTGCTTAATATAAATTAGAAAACAGGGTGCTCCGCACCCTGTTTTTTTATGAGTACATTTAACTAAATACATTATAATTGTATATATTTGGAGATTTATAATGGCTACAGTGATTAATCCGGATAATGGAGAATTTATTGTCAATGGTTCAATATCAGCAGATGGTAACTTAGAATTAGGAAAAGTTAGAATTGATAATACGGATGATATTAATTTAACAGCAATTCCACCTAATTATGCGCTTTCCGATGTAGCATTAAATGTTGCTGGTGGCAGTTACGTTGCAGGTAACTCGTATGTGGGTGGAACATTTATTGCAAACGGAGACGTTGTAACTTTAGGTAATGCAAGTGGCAGTTTGACACTTGGTGCAAACGTCAGTAGTGACGTAATACCTAGCACAACAGAAACATATAACCTCGGCTCAGTATCGTCGACTTGGAATAAAATTTACACAAAAAATGTAATATCACCTCAATTTATAGATTGTATAACATCAGCAAGTTTAGATTATCAAACTGATATGATTCAAACTGCTACGAATGCAACTATTTCGTTAGCAGATGCTGAAAATGGATTTGTTAAAAATTTTATAACAATTTCGTCACCAAGTTCACCTGTTACAGTGACGCCAACTAATGCTGTTGGTTTCACCAGTATTAGATTTACTAATATAGGAGATAGTGCCCAATTGATATATCATTCAACAGGTTGGCATATAATTTCTGTTTTTAGAACAACAGTGATATAAACTAAATACAACTAGTATAGAAAATTACGAGGATTTTATAAGTTGCCGATTAATATAAACCATGCAAATAACACATTAAAAGCAGACGATAATGATCTAGTACTGGATGCAGGGTCTACAGGAAATGTCGATGTATCTGCAAAGCAGGTTAAGAATGCCAGTGATCCAACCGATCCTCAAGATTTAACCACTAAAGCGTATGTAGATTCACAATCAGGAAGTGGTGGAAATCTTTCTTTAGGAACACCTGCAGATGGGACATTTGGTGACGGCGCTTATACGCAATTTTCCACGGGTCAAACAATTACAGATGCTATTGATGATCTAAACGAAACAATAGAAAATATTCGTAATAACACATTTGTTAAAAGTGTAGATTTTACAGGCACGCCACTGGTTGGCGGCGCAGGTATTACAGTTAATTTAACTATTACATCTGTAGGAAATCCTAATAGATATACAATTGATTGGGGTGATGGATCAACAACTACTGCAACAACAAGTACAACACCTTCACATACATATAGCACTAATACAGGAAGTCCTTTTGACGTCACAGTAACAGCATATAATGATGGCGGCACAGGCAGTGGAAGTACTGCTAGTAGGGAAAGACAATCATACGTTACAGTTTATACTCCAGATCCAGAAGTCAGTTTTGCGGCGTATGCAAACCCAACAGGCGGAAGTCCTATTACACAGTGGGACGATGGCGATACTGTATATTTTGAAAATACAACAACTTATACTAATGGCGCATCAGTACAATATACATGGAATTTTAATGATGGAACTACAGCAACAATTACAGCAGACAGTCAAGCAGGCGGTGTAGGTGGTGGTAGATTTGCACATGTATTTGCTGCAAGCAATGAAGCAGATATTACTAAAGTAGTTACATTAACATTAGATAGCCACTCCACTGCAACACCTGGGGTAGTACCACTTAGTGATAGTATTACATATAAAATATATGATGATCATACTCCTGAAATTTCACAAGATATTACAACTGGAATTAATGAAGAATCATCTGCTGGTTTAACAGTAACATTTACAAATAATACAGAAACTACCGTGGGTAATTATAGTACACATGGTAGTCAATATGTTTATACATGGGGCGATGGAACAACTTCAACAGTTAACGCTGGAACCAACCAATCAGGTGATCATGGCAGAACAATTACACACAAATATACATTAACCTCATCCGAACAAGCAAATGGTACAGCAAGGGATTACACGGGTAGATTAACACTTAATACACCTCACAGTAATAGTCCTTTTGTAACATCTGATTTTACAGTACACTTGGAGCCAGATGTTAGAGCAAATATTAGTGGTACAGCAGTTAATACAAGTAATAAGAGCGGAGATAACCAGTATGATGTTTACAAGGGAACAGATTATAATGGTAATAACAAAGGCCTATTTCGTTTAACAAATACATCACAAAACGCTGATAGTTTTAGTTATACTTGGCCGTTACCAGTTCCATTTGCTAATTTTCCTAATACAGTAGGTGCACCTGGTTATGTGGGAACTGATTTAGAATTAGACTTTAATGACTCAAGTATTACTGCTGGTAACTATAATTTAACATTTACAGCAACGGGCACACCTGATATTACAGCTCAAACAGATACGGATAATAGTATTACAGTACAAGTTAACAATGTGCCAAGTGCGCCTATTACTAATCAGATGAGATTACAACCTCTTTCATTAGCAGATGCGTATCAAGGTACAAGCCCAAGACTCGCTGCAGGGTTTACAGACAACAGTGATAGTAATCCACTGAGCGCAGGCGATAGTCTACAAACAACAACTGCTAGACGTTATACTAGTGGAACTATTGACACAAATGTCCTTAACAATGTTTATGACGGCGCAAGTGGAACAGTAACAGCATATATCAATGGTGTAGACAGCGGTAATAAAACATTTACTACAACATTAAATGAAAACGGAACATTTGATAAACTTATTATTAGTGGGCAAGGAGATGTTCATGATACAATTAGTGCAGCAACATATCCTACAGGTTTTTATCAAACATTTGACGCAAAAATTACAGGTGCTTTAACCAGCACATATAGTGTTGGTGTAAACGATCAAGCAATGGAACACACTGTAACAGGTCCAACAAATTATGTTTCAGTAGTGTATGATGATATGACTAGCCTTCCTTCAATTGATGTAAGCAGTGCTACAATAACAGAAAAAACACCTGGAGCAATGAAATATATTTCAGGTGTTCCTTATTATGCTCCTGCATCTGGCACTGATGCTGTTTTTACAATTTCAGGCTTAAAGGTAAACAATCTAACAGGACAAGCATATAGAGATTCAAACGTAATTATTAATTTATATGCTGGTACTAGATTAGAAGGAACCGCCACAGGAAAATCAGGCAGACTGATGGATAGTCATGCTTATGATTATGCTGATATGGATGGAGCAGTTTCCATGTTGACTGGTGGTATTCCTAATGTTAATATTGGCGTAGGATCAGCGTATGATTTGGGTGACTTAGAGTTTACTGGTAACGGATATGGTAGAGAAGTACATTATATAGGACCAGTAGTTTATAACTGTAATGGAAATAGTACGCAGATAGATATTACAGATAAAGCATTACAAATTTATGACGGTGGAGTAATTGGATTTGATGAAGAAGATATACCGGTGGCCAGTTCACTAGGCGCTGCCAATCTTGGCAACGGTAAACGAGTTTATGGATTTGGCGCAGGCAGTGACACTCCGAGTTACAATTCAGCAATAGATTATTATGCAAACCAAGCGTGGACTGGTGCTATGACAGTAGCAGGTACACAAGAAGCAATTTTCCGTTGGGGTTTAATGAGACATCATACAGTTGATTATTCAACTGGATTTTTACCAGCAGGCCCTGACTTAAATACCGGGCGTTCAGGTAGACAGTATATAACTTTTGCATTTAAGAGAACGGTTGTTGCTAACTTTGATATAGCAATTAATAGTAGTACAGGTATTGCCGGACTTTGGATCGCAGCACC